AATAACGTGAGGTTTACTGCCGAATTCAACCGGTGCTGAATGGTCAGCTCCTGAAATCACAGTGCCTGTTAACGTTCCTTTTTGAATTTCGCTTCTTATCTTTTGCCTCAAATCGCCTTCCTTTGCAGGCGCCTTTTTCTTTGCAAGTCGTTCAGCTGTCAAGGTCGCATCTGCTATTTCAAGCTCTAATTTAGAATGATTCTGCTTTGCATACCTCTTAATTTCTCTTTCGAATTTATTCAATTCCGATTTTGGTATGTTGAGACTAATCATTTCTCAATTTTTACGACTTCAAGAATGAGTTCAAATTCACGTTCATCAGTTAACCAACTTAACACCTGATAATCGACGTTTCGATGTGTTATTATCTGATCTTTTGACGGTTCCCACGATTGTGGGTAATGCATTTTGATTTCAAAAATTGCTTCCCGTATATTCTGGTCATACTTAATTAGTCTATCCCCGGAAGCAGGCTTTATAGATGCATATTCAGTTGCTATTTCAGCAAGCGTTTTCTCACATCGATCACCGAGTTCATCGGTTGAATAAGTAGCTTCTTTGATTGTTACTATCTTATTGTAATTTTTATGTCTCATAAATTATTTGAGTAAACGCCTATTTTCGCCATAACTGACTTCGATAATTCACCCATATCAGTAGTTCCTTCGTACCAATTCCCAACCTGCTCTGCCAATGCCATCTTCAAGCCGGAAGGGATGTTGTCGTATCCTGACTGAAATTCAACTTTGAAAAAACCAGATGTTCCATCTAAAATTGTAAGATTAAAGATACCGGACAAATCATCTACATAAAAATTAGTAATTGTCGATTCCTTGCCGAATTCAACTCTTTTAACAGACACAGAATTTGCTTTGTGAGGCGGTCGTAAAAGCGTTATCTCATTAACGCGCATATCTTCTTTAGAGAATGTCATTTCATAAGTTTTCTCAACAAGAGAAATATCAAGAACGCCTTCAAAAAGTTCCGTAGCCGCTAAAATGTATTCTTCGATAATGTCATTCGTCTCAGGTGATGTGTCTATCCATCTGAGGTACTGTTTGACAAAATCAACTGAAACAGCGAGTTGCGTAGCCGGTGTCTTTACTCTTAAGATCATTTAGTTGTTCTTTGAGTTTTTTCTTCCTTCGTCACGCGGTCTGTCTTATTCTCTTTCTTCTTTCTATCAGTGACGAATCCATTTTTTTTGAGAATTTCAGCTTCATGAGGAAGCACGTATCGCGCTTCCCCGTTGCTGTCATATACTGTTATTCGCTTTGTTTTAATCATCGCTCGTAAAATTTCCAGTAAATCCAATCAAGTTTAACTTGCTCGCCTGCCGTCAATCCAGTTGTATTATCAAATAATATTAGCACTCTGTATTGTCGATAAAATGGAGTTGTATTGGCGGCAGTAGTGTCAATAACAGCAGATAAATCGCTATAAAAATTGACAGTCAAAGGCTCTGTTACGTCTTTCCCTGTATTAGTAACATCAATATTAGACCACGAATCAGTTGAAAAAACCCTGCCTTGCAATAGGACAGCGGCCGTTACTGTTCCGTCGATTGTCGACACGGTATCGGTTTTAACTTGAATATTGTGCAACACAGGTACATTTTTATCAACCCTCAAAATATATTCAAGAGTATCGACAGATATTCCGAGTGTATCGGCAGCAACACCCTGATATTCGAGCATTGTATAATTTGTTCCGAGCACTCTCGATACGCTTCTGTCTTGAGCTGTGAGGGCTGCTACGCTAAGTAGCAGCACACTCATTATTACTAATAACTTCTTCATTATCCTGCTGTTTTTGTAAGTTGACTTAAGGCACTATCGAACGTGCCGAATACAAACGCATAATCGTGAGGTGAAGGCACAAAGAAAGCAATACGATAAGTAAGAACGAATGTCAATACATCTTCTTCTCCAAACGAAGCGTTNTGATCCAGAATTTTCAAAGAAATATTCCGGCGAACGAATGGCCTTGCCTGACGGAAGTCTCCTACCAGGAATGTATCATGGTCAATGAATTTGCTCTGAACAATAGGAACACCAGCAAATGAACGACCATCCATCGAAAGAAGTGGGTGTTTTCTAAAGTGTCCATCACTTGCCCGGTCGCCCATCATATTCACAACCTGAGTAGGATGAAGCACTATACCGTTCGCCATATATCCGGTTTCAAAATCGTTGTCCTTACCAAGGCTAATTTGTGCAAGAGCAACATTCAACACATCACTAATAGAAGGCTCAACAACTGCTTTAATACCAGCAGGTTTGGCAAATGGTTTCGCAATTGGATTTGCCGAATAAATCAATCCGTGCAGATCGTTGCCGGTTCCGGTACCTGTCAAAAGCTGGTTTTCACGCTTCTGGACAATGTCATGATTCAACAGCCTTTGTATCTCGCTTTGCAGATAATCAACATCATCGATTGAATCACGCGAAACATAGAGCTTAACAGAGATTTTCTTAACGATTGCCTGCTTATCTGTGAAGCTAATATCAGCCTGTCCGCCTGCTGTGGTGTCGTCAACCATTGAAGCCCCTGAAGTGTATCCAGTTCGCTCAACATAAGGGACATAACGCTTCGATGTGACGCCGGGATTCATAAGGTTGAAAACGGTTGGTTGAGGCATTGGTGCCTGCTGGATTCCGGGAAGACGCGTGTCTTGAGGAATTGCCTGATAATAGTTTTCGGTAAAGCTGTTAGAGAAATTCACCTCGTTGGCCTTAATTTCAATGCCTTCGTCAGTTCTTGCTTTCGCGATAAAGTTACTACGTCCCTCCTTTAAGGCTGATTTCAGTCCTTCATAAATCAACTGAGATTGTGTTTTGTACGAACCACCTTTGTTCTCCTCGAGTTCTTTAATACGAGCCTCAAGGTTGTTGTTGTGTTCCTGAAGGATTTTAGCGTATTCTCCAATGTCCTTACCTTCGATTTGAAGTTTATCCTGCACTTCTTTCAGATTTTCTGACAATTCAGAAAGCTGTTTCGTGTCAACTTTCCCCTGAAGAGCATCTCCGATTTCTTTCTGCCTTTTCAGAATGTCGTTAATACTCTGATTTACCTTGTCGGTAAACTCTTTGATTTTTGTATCTTCCATTTCTTTAGATTTTCAAGTTATTAATTAAATACTCCCATTCTTTAGTGCCATCAAGCGGCCGGGCACCGGTGCCATCAGGCGACTTCAGTTGTTCGTATAATATCTGCATTTGTTTGTATTTTATTTCAAATTCTTTCAAAAGCTCATCGGAAAACTCACCTATTGTGAGATACTTGTTAATAACATCGAGTGTATTAATCAGTTGTTGTTCTGATTTGATGTCTTTGATATCAAGTGTCGGAGTATCCGATTGAGCGCCCCAACCTGTAAGGCTTGATACTTCCCACAAAAATCCATCAGTGATATGGTTTAATCCTTTATCATCCTGATTTTTAGCGTTAAGTTGATTAAATCCGTGACTATGTTCTGTGATTAATCCTTCCTGATATTCAATTAAGGTATCTTTGCCAAGGGTTGTACTGGCAATTTTTGAAACAGCTATCCCATAACCACCCTCGTCGTATATTTCTAAGAGCTTGCCGGGAACATATCTGTGATCGTGCCATTTGAAGTGCTTAATTTGCCCAGTACCTTTCGGCCCTCTTTCTTTATATGATTTTTTATACGCACCAGCGTGAATAATATCGCCATCACTGTCGGCTTTGTCATAAGCCGCAAAAGCGAATTTCACAATCCCCTGCTTAGAATCAACGTCTTTAACAGAGTTCTTTGTTATCGATTTAATTACTTTTTGTTCCATATTCTTATATTAAAAAAGCCGAAACCAACTTAATGATTTCGGCTTTCTTGAAGCTCTTAATTCATTGTCCCGCATCGCGGGCATTTTATCTGAACTGGCGGGGTTTTCTCTTTCGACTTTCCAAGTAGCTTCCCGCATTTCTTACATCTTATTTCGTAAATGTATATATTTTTTTTCATTCTGTCAAACTATCTGATTAAATGAAATGAATGTGTACACATACAGTTAACTACATTCTCCGCTGAGGCGCCGGGATCGCCG